AAATGCAATCAACACCATCGACCCAACCATCAAGGTTCTCGAAGTTCACAGCAAGCAGGGTAAGGCACTTCGCGCTGAACCTATTACTCTTGCCTATGAACAACAGCGTGTTCACCATGTTGGACACATCCCTGACCTAGAGTCACAAATGATCTCGTGGGTTCCAGGAGAAGGAAAATCTCCAGACCGCGTTGACGCACTTGTTCACGCACTCACGGCTCTGCTCATCAAACCACCTGCCGGTTTTAGCGGAGGAAAAATACGAGCCAAATCCATGTCAGACCGCAAGATTGGAATTCAAAATCCAAACCGCGGTGGCGGAATCTTCCGAGTACGATAATGCGAATTACTGTAGACGTTTTCCCAGCTCACGTTGCAATCGTTGCTCCTGGAGAACTGGCAACTATTGACCTACTTAAATCTGATCCACCAACTAAAGGTGCAACCTACGTTCAGACAGCTCGCGTTGTTATGACCGAAACAGATATCTTCATTGCCATCGATAGTCCTCAGGGTCCAGTAATTGCGTTTATGGAGTCTTACTTAAGAGAGAACTACTACCAACCAGTCTCAAAAACTGATGACCACCGAGTCATCACCGATACTGGAAAAATGGTTGCCTTCAAGAAAGATGAAAACTGCGGTTGCGGTTCACGTCTACGCGGATGGAATCCATACAAGACTGTCACCTCTATAAAGGGATAGACTATAGATATGCTTCCTGTAATAGACCCTTTTCTTTTTCTGCTTCTATCCTTAGGGGCGTTTAGACTAACGCGTTTAGTGACAGCCGACGCAATCACAGAACCTCTACGCCAGAAAATCTGGTCTAAGTTCCCTCCAAATACCTTCCTCGGCTATCTGATTACTTGTAACTGGTGCTTCGGAATGTATATATCCATATTGTTTGCTTTAGGGTATTTCTTAGTACCAACAGTAATGTATGTGGTATCATTAGTACTGTCCATATCAGCGGTTATAGGGCTAATTTCTAACAAGTTAGACTAGCCCGCCTCGCAAGCAGGGAGAACGAATACCCTTGGGTATCTTTAGACGTAACTCTAATAACGGAAACGGTAAGAATAACCGTAACGTTTCTAACGGAAACGGTAGACTCCGTGCCAGTGCTGCATCTGCTGGAACTAACCGCACTCAGGTTGCTCCTGGTATTTCAGTAGACTCCTTCGGAATTGTCTACGCAGAGCCGCAGGCTTTCAATGCACCGCGTCCACTTACAGCTGCTGCTGCTCAGATTAAAATTGGTGACCCTCAGGAAGCTCAGCTTTTTAAGGCTCGCCGTCAGTCAGCTGCATCTAGCTGGCAGACCGAAGCCTGGGAATACTATGATGCAATTGGTGAAATCAAGTACGCCTTCAACTTAGTTGCTAGCGTTGTTTCACGCATTCGTCTTTACACTGCTGTTGTAGAAAGTTCTTCAGAGGCACCTATTCCAGTTGACAAGTCAACAGTTATTGATGCTGACCTAGGAGCTGCTGCAGAGCGTGCACTAAACCGCCTTAGCAGTGCTTACGGTGGTCAGCCAGGTCTTCTTAAGGATGCAGCCCTAAACCTTCAGGTTACTGGAGAGTGCTACCTAGTTCAGATTCCAGAGCGTGTAGGTTCAGGACTCCCAGAAAGCTGGGATATGCGCTCAACTGACGAGCTCCAGGTTGACTCTAAGGGTAACTACGTTATTGTTCCCCGCCGTGAAGTATCAAACGGAACCTCCGGAATGGGAAGTGGTTCCATCGGCTCAATCCGTCTTCCTAAGGATGCGTTTATTGGACGCGTCTGGAAGGCTCACCCACGTTACAGCCAGGAAGCTGATAGTTCACTACGCGGTCTTCTAGACCTTTGTGCGGAACTTCTACTTCTAAACCGCACCTTCCGTGCTACAGCCAGAAGCCGCCTCAACGCTGGTGCTCTATATCTACCAGATGGTCTAAGCGTTGCTTCTGCTCCAGACCCTGACTACCCTTATGATGAAGAGGGTAACTACAACGAGCTCTACAACACTGAAGAAGCCGCTGACGACTTCGAAGACCAGCTCATCGATGCGATGACCACTCCTATTAAGGACGAGGACTCAGCGAGCGCCGTTGTTCCACTGATTATTCGTGGACCAGCCGAGCTCGGCGACAAGATTAAGCAGTTCAAGTTCGAGCGTTCATTCGACGAGAACCTTGTTGCTCGTGCTGACCGAGTTCTAGAGCGTATCATGCAGGGTCTTGATGTTCCAAAGGATATCGTTACTGGACTTGCCAACGTTAAGTACTCGAATGCTATGCAGATTGACGAGAGTCTTTACAAGGCTCACATCGAACCGCTGATGCTTCTTATTGTTGACGCTCTAACAGTTGTGTACCTGCGTCCATACCTTAAGTCTCTCGGATACCCAGAGGAGAGCGTGAACCGCCTCCACATCTGGTATGACCCAAGTCTTGTAGCAACTCGCAATGACCGTGCTGCTGATGCAGATGCTGGATTCGACAAACTTGCTGTTAGCTACGAGACCTGGAGACGTGCTCACGGATTCTCAGATCAGGATGCTCCAACACCTCAGGAGTTGGCTCTGCGTTTGATTATCAATAAGGGAACAATTACTCCAGATCTAACTGAAGCAATGCTTGGTGCCGTAGCACCAGAAATCATGGACATGACTAAGAGCATTCAGCAACAGAACTCAGTGGCACCGATTCCACCAGAGCTTGCACAGGCTCTACAGGGTCAGCCAGCTGCTGCTCCAGAAGGACAAAACCCAACACCCCCTGCAGGAGAAGCTCCTGCTCTAGCAGAACCAAAGGCATAATATGTACGAAGAAGAAACTACTCCAGAGTTTGACATAGACGCTGCTCCAGAGTATGAAACAGAAGAAACAATTGTTCCAGAGGTTAGCCCGAAGGTTGAGCTCGCAGAACATCTTGCACACCTACTAGCTGACACTGTAACCCTAAGCCACATTGCTCAGGGATACCACTGGAATGTCACCGGACCAGACTTCAAGGAGATGCACGCATTCTTCTCTGAAATCTATGGAGATCTAGATGGTGCAGTTGACCCTCTAGCAGAAAACATCGTTAAGCTTGGCTACGATGCTCCATACTTCCTAGGTGACTTCGAAGGTCTAAGTTGCATCAAGGGCGTTGCACGTATTGAAGACGGCTACGCTAAGGAAATGATTGAGTCACTATTCGAACTGAATGGTCACCTAATCGGTTGCGCAAAGGGTGCATTTGATGTAGCCAATGCAATAAATGAGCAGGGCATTGCAAACTTCCTTGCAGAACGTATTGACATGCACCAAAAGTGGAACTGGCAGTTGAAGGCAACTCTAGGTCTTAAGTAGTAAAAATAACTGCCCCGTTTACATAAAGCGGGGCAGTTTTTTCTGCTTCACTCAAATCAACATTCAAATTATTCTATAAAATTGAGATAGTGCTTTATTAGCATTCACTTACTATTATCACGTAGAGGATACATATGTCCAACGAACTTGACCCCATCGTAGCGGGTATCGGATTTAACGATGGTGCTAACAAAGGCTTCTGGCGTCACCAGCCTCGTGACTTCAAGAAGCGTTGGATTGAGATGGGTGCCGAAGTTAGAGCCCTATTCAATGGAATGCGTAGAGATGGCACTATTGGAGACATAAGTGTAATCGGACACAACGTTGGTTCTACTGGATCTTCTGATCAGGCTCGCATCCTTGTTAAGGATCACCCAGATATTCCAGACGGCATCTACGCTGTAAACTCTGACAGCTTAGAGATGATTAAGGCTCAGCTTTCAGAGGAGTATCTAAAGTCTCAGGGTATCAACCCAAATGCTGATAAGTTTGGAAATGATGTTGGCGGTATTAAGGCTCAGGACCTAGCCACTACCGAACGTGCTGACATTACTCCTGGAGATGTTGCTCTTGCTGATGGAGGTACTGCTACCCCTGAAGGCAAGCAGATGTCTCAGTACAAGGATAGCGCTGAAGGTAAGGCTATCGATGCCGCTGATGCTAAGGGTGTTTCTGCACCAGCTACACCAGCTGCACCAATTGCTAGAGCAGCTAAACCTAGAGCCTATGGAACAAGAGACTGGAAAGAATTTAGAGATCTTCCAGACGGCACTGTATTAGATGAATACGAGCGTGCGCAGTTCTATCCAAACTCTGACAGCTATGACGGACCATATGGACCTGTAAGCCGTAGCATCGTCAAGCAAGATGGAAAATGGTATTACGTAGGTAAAAATGGTAAGGCTGTGGGAAAACCATTTGATAGAGCAAAAATCCAAGACATGCTTAGAGGCGGCTGGTTGACTGACCAAAATGCAGCATCTAAGATCGATGAAAATGGAAAGCAAGTAGCAGCCTGGGCAGATGAAGTAGCCCCTGCTAATAAATCAACTAGCGTACCGGGTGACGCTCACGATCAGGCTATTGCAGACGCCTGGAATGAAGCTATGAATGGCGGAACTCCTACAGTTGATGCAGTTATTAACGCAGCGCAGGGTCCAAGCGATGGCGGGACTAAGAAAAAGAAGCTTATTGACCTTAACCCTGGTGACCAGATTGTTGACAAGAATGGCAACGTGGTTACTTATGTAACGAGCAAAGATGCAGGAAATGGTCGCTCTGAGATTACCTTCACTAAGGCAGACGGTACAACAGCTAAGACCGTAGTTGCATCAAACACTGACTTCAATGTTGCACCTAAGAAGGCTACTCCAGCTCCAGCTGCAACTCCTGCCTCTAAGCCAGTTACTAAGGTTCAGGTTGACCAGATTGATAACTTTGCTGATCAGGTTGCTAACGACCCTAACAT